AATTTTAAAATGATGTGCATTGCCATCACAGCAGAAAGTCAGAACATGCAAGGAGGAACTGGAATAAATTTTTATGCCGGGAAAATCCTTGAATGGCAGCGTGCATTATGAATTGAGGCTGTTTCTTCGCACACACATTTAAAATAAACAGGGTGAAAGCACTGGAGAAAATGGCAGGGAAAAACGTGTTTTGGGGTGTGAAGTTTAACGACCAAAAAAATACCCTACCGGAGCAGGGCATTCTTTATTACTCGATTGAGGTTACAATGAGTTGATTGTTACGGCATTCGACCTTAACCATTTTGGAAGGTTTGAAACCAGCATCGGACAGCCAGTTTCCGCTGAGTGTGAGTTTTGGCACAATGTTCATCCGCTTGTCGTATTTACCACTTTGGCGATAAAACTCCTGTATTTTGATAATCTTTTCCATACTGCAGAGTTTTAAAGGCCAGGGTCGGCATCAGAGAATTCAGGATAATCAGGAGCATGTTCCAGGTTATGGAAACAGTCATCACAGCAATCGGGGTCAATCATAAAGAAGCCGTTTTCGTAAGCTTCGTTTTCTTCGTCGTTTAGGTTAAACCTACTGCCGCAATGGATGCAGCGAAATCTTCCGTTATTTGAATCAGACATAATGTTTTGCTGCTGCCTACACAGACTCTTTATGGCATCAGGCACGCCGGTTAAATATTGGCGTACCACCATTGAGCCGGGCGGATTAGGGCAAGGGCGGAACCAACAAAGAGAACAACTGAGTGAGCTTGTATACCCTTGACCGTTCCGGGCGGCGATTAATACATTTGCCGGTATTTAAGTGGAGTGTTTTCAGATCATAATTTTATTTATTATACTTGTAATGCATTTGGGATTCATCCCATATTGTGTGTTTGGGGGTTAACATTGAAGGGTGGCTATTGAGCTGCCCTTCTTCTTAAAAGCAACGACCAAAAAAAATCCCTGCCGAAACAGGGAAAATTTCTTCAGAACGGAATGTCAGCGTTTACTCCAGTTTTTGATTTGCGTTTCTTTGGTGCCGGTTTTTCGTCTTCGGCTTCCTCGATTGTTGTGCAGTAAAGCGTATAACTCCTGTTAAATTTGTCGGGCTGTTTCATTTTTGCAACTTCAAACGTAATGTACTCTTCGCCTTCGTATTTGTGGATGAATTTCAGCATTTCTGACACTTTTACTGTACATTTTGCGATTGTCATGTTAGGTACCTGAGTTCCTTTTCCGATGTAATTTTTTTTGTAAGTTTTCATTGTAGTAATTTTTAAAAGTTAATATGTGCAGGTATCAGATATCCCGGGTCAAGGCATAGCAAGGAGGAACTGGAATAAATTTTATGCCGGGAAAATCCTTGTATGGCAACGCGCACCGTGAAACGGGTTATCACCTTAGCAGATATTAATTCAAAAAAATTACCATGAAAACTGGAAGCAAGGAGAATTCCGGAAAAGGGTTTAAGGTTCCTGAAGGTTCGCACAGTTTAGAAAGTGCGCTGTAAAATTCACCACTAATTGAAGCCCATCCGTTGAAGTGGATCAGAACCCGGCCGGGGGGATTACAGTACTGCCAAAGCGAGGGAGTTTAAAAACCGGAGTTTCGCAAAAAAATATATCCAAACGCTTTTCCGATATGATTATTCATGACCGGCATAAGATTTAGGGAGTGCAACTTGGTTTCTTTGAGCACAGGTAGGTCAGCGAAAAATCGCCGTGGTAACAAGATTTTTCGCGGTTAAGCCTACCTGTGCGTGCTTCTTTTTTGTCCACTTTTTTCTTGCAAGAAAAAAGTGGCGCCGCAATACAGATAAAAATCAAATTTCGGTTAACTCCTCAAAACGTAAGGACAAAAAATCACCCTTTTTATAAAGATTATGTGAATTAAAAATCAACAAATCAGGCAATAAACTATTTTTGAAAACTTCAAAAATGGTTTATCTGTCAATTGACTCCGAGCCCGCCCCCCTTCGTGTTTGCCTTTGCATGAATCGCTTTCATCGGATATATGACAAACGGCCTATTGCTCATTATGTTAAGCCATGCCAGCCGCAACAAATGACTTAAAATGGTATTCCCACCACTTTTTAAGTCATAAGGATAACTTTTGATTTGATAATCTAACCAACGGTTGATACATCACCAGCACTTTGCTTTCGTGTACCCTTGGATAATTTGAGCCAATCTCTTCTACACATCAGGTATTTAAATGCATCTGAAAAGTTAGTTGATTCAGTAGGTAATTTATGAACTGGAAGACCCTCACTACGCTTATCTTTTACAACCAGCTTACGGTTGTTTCTATTGACCACCTTGGTTGGTGCTTTCTCTATGGATGCTTTTAAACAGCGACAATTAAACTGGTCGATTCGTACTTTAGGCAGCAATGGATTAGCCTCAGACAGCAGGTCAATCATGAAGTTGTATTCAGTGTTTGAATGTATGTTGCCCTGCCCGATGGAACGAAGTAATACTTTCCATCCTGTACGTTTACCCTTACGGTCCTTCTCAATTGCTTTCTTTATTTGTGTGGCCAAGTCCTGCCCTGTCTTCTGGTAGTTGTTGCCAGCCCTGTCATAATACAAGTTAACTGTCTTCTCTTCCATGTGCCTGAAGTACTCAAGGAACTGGTCTGCTATCTCCCTGATGGAGTTAGGGGGTAATGTATAAAGCTCCTTCAAACAATTGTATTCACGTTTAGCTCCAGGTTGGGCAATTACCATCGATAGCATATTACCAAAATCCATTCCTATATCGATGGCCTTAGCTTTATTTAGTTTAGCCAGGATACGGCAATCTTCCTTATCCCGGATACCAAATACTTCACTGAAATACGAATCGTTACCATCCTGATAGAAATGTTTTTCGGTAAGTTTTGTGTAGAAACGGTTACCTGCAGTTAAATTCGGTTTCAGAGAAAGTATTGCCTGAGCAACATCTTCCAACCCGGCTGCAAACTCCTCACTAAAAAATTCAACACCCAGGATATCGGAATTAATAAACGAGCTGGCCACCCAGAAAAAAACGGTACTTTGCCGTACTTTTCTCCAACGGGCTTCCCATCGATCCAATTTACGCTGAACGTTGGCAATTTCTTTCCGATCTCCGGAGTCTTTTGCCAAAACATATTCTTTCCGGATTTCATTCAGCACAAAACCAACTTTCAAAACCCTGACAATTTCTTTCGGGTCCATCCTTTTGCGATGCTTCAGTATCCAGTCATGTTCACCTATCAGGTTTGGATTGGGCATGTCGGTAGTGAATGTTTGCGAGCGGTAAAATGGTGAATTACCAAACCTTACCTTATATCCGCGCACGGCTTTGGTTAATTTGGCAATTTTATCTTCCCGGAAGAATTTTACTTCATCACCAATAATGGCCACATAACTTTTTCCCGCGGCGCTCGATGGACGGTCGAGCGAAATAAGTGTAAGGTTAAAACCATTGAAAAATACAATGGTGTGTTTGTAGCTGGAGATAATATTTACCGGCTTCTCTTTCCAATGGTCGAACGGTGGTTTCTCGATGCGATAATGAATTTCCTCTTCCCATCCAAGTAAACGCAAACCTTCCTGAAGAGTGGGTAAAACGTTTTTCTGAAGGTTGGCATAAGTATCAGCAACCAAAGCAACCGGTGCACCCGGCATATCGTAAACCATTTCCTGCAGGCGCTCGGCCAAAAATGCAGTTGTTTTGGTACTACCACGGCCACCAACAAAAAACAGCGATGCAAACATGCCAATACCGCTCAACTGTGCAAGCCAGTTCATGTAACGTACTTCAACGTCGTTACGGTCGAGGTCAATCTTCGTCGGCTTGGTCATTTATCATCTCTATAAAATCAATATCATCAATCATTGCTTCCTGCTTCCATCGCCGTTTGTTCGAAGCAGTTTCGTCCATGGCATCTATTTCTTTAGCCAGTTCGTTGCGGTCGATGGCTGGTAATTTGGCCTGAACCGGATTCAGGGTATAAATTTTTATAGGGCGTTTATACAGTTCTTCAGGAATGTTTAGCGGATCGGGCTGGTCTAACTGCCGGGCTTTGTAGCTGTCCCATAACAGGGCACGGTATATTTCAAGGTCCTTAACACTTTGTGCAGCTTCAAGAGCGAGCTGCGCGGCCTGTTCAAACTGTTCAGCCTTCAGGTTCCGGGCGGCCTGCTTATCGAGAACTTCATCAGAATAAAAAAGGTTTATCGATTCCTCCGCCATTTGTTTTGCCCTGTACAAGCTAATATTGAAAGGCGGTTTTGTGAAAAAAGAAATGGTATGATTCAAACCGTAACGGCGGCGCATGGTGTTCATCTTCACCAGAACCTCGAGGTATTCAATTTCATCCTCGGTAAGTTTCGAGTGCGAGCCTTTCTCGATGTATTCCGATATTTCGTGGTACCTGGTTACTTCAAACTTCTTTGCCATAGATGATCCTTTCTTTCATTTCCTGAAACATCACCTGGAACCGCTTCCGGTCAAGTCGCTGTGCCTGTGTTGCATTGCCGCCGTTTGCTGCTTGTTGTGTGGCAATAGCTTCCTGTGCTTCGTTAACAAGTACTCCGCGGTTGTAATGATATCTTATCCTGCTGTCGGGCCGGTTAAATTCATACATAAAATCATCCACCCTAACATCAAAATACATGGCAACCTTATCGGGTGTGTAACCTATGGCTGCAATATCTTCCAATTCCTGAACTTTATCCAGCGGGAACCAGTCGGGCCATTCACTTAGTATATCCAGATCTGAATTCATATATCCGTTTCGATTTCATAAAAATGTACTGCTCTTCAGCGCTGTTCTCAGAGAAATTTCCCGATCCTTCAACAACATAGTGGTCGGTTCCTACCCGGGCGCAAATCACTTTCTGATGTGTCCAGGCATATTCAACCTGAAAATCGGGAAATTCTTTTACCATCATCTCGAGCTGGTCCTTTACCCTGGGCATCCTGTACTTAATACTTTCCGCAATGTAAAGGGCGATATCGCCTATTTCATTGCTCCTTATCTTCGATGATAAACTGTCGAGTATGCGAGTGTTTATCGAGTATGTTTTTATCAGAAGTTGCTCAATCCTTCCGGCATGTTTCAGCAGGTAAACAATAAAGGTGAATGCATTAAAACTATTTGTGGTTTGCATAAATATCACTTCGTTTTCTTCCGGAAGATGGCCTGTCAGCATCTTGATGGTGGCCACTTTCCTTTCGTGTATTTCATCAAACTTTATCCGGATTGATTTTGAGTTTTCATCTCTGAACTTCAATCCTTTTTCATCACCATCAATAAATGGCTTAGGCTTCAGGTCGTTTATATCAAAAAACTTACCCATTGATACCCAGCAACCGTTTTACCTCGGCCAGTTCGCCCTGCACTTCCTTTAACCGGCTTTCGCGTTCGCCCTTCAGGTGTGGCCGGTTGTTCTTTTTCATTTCGCTTTCAATTCTCCAAATCCGGTGCGGCAATGTAATTTCGTGAAGCTTAACCAGGTCAATCACATTCAAACCACGCAGATGTTCAAACTTTTTAAACTGGTTAAAAACCGGGTGTAATCCCAAAACAGCGCCATGTTGCATGTAATGCTCAAACTCCTGGTGAATCAACCGGTTTTCCTTGTAATTCTCAACCAGTTCGAAAGCAGTCTGGTAACATTCATCAATACTCGAGCAATCGAACAGTTTTTTATGTGCAGCGGTGTACCTTTCCCAACAGCTAATTTTATCTGCTGCTAACGCTTTAAGCTCCTGAGGACAATCGGGTCGCGATAAGAAAGGCCATTGCTTCCTGAAGGACCTATTACTATTATTCTCAGCTTTTCTTTTTTGTCCAGGTTGATTTCCGGCGTCAGGTGTTTTTTTACTGATTTTTTCATCTTTAAACTTTAAACTTTGAACTTTAAACTTTTCCCTGCTCATTCCCATCAACAGGCAAATATCAGCAACCAAAGCAGCTTCATGCTTTACAGGGTTGTTTTTCAACTGCTGCAGTAATTTTGCATTGTAAGGCAAAGTCGAATAGAGCCTTAATCCCTCCTTCAGATTTGCCCCGGCACGTATCCAGTTCACAACTTTTACCCGGTCGGCCTTGGCAGTTATTTTTCGAACCGGCATTTATTGGGAAGAATATCAGCAATTATTTTCATCAGCTTTTCAGAATAACCGGCCTGCGAATTGCCCACCACTTTTTTACGGGGTATCAATGCACGTAAACGGTCGAGGTCGGCATTGGGGCGGTAAACACCTGCCTTCAGATTATCATTCTCCAAAGCAATTTGGGTTTCAACATTGTAAGGTACAAAGCCTGGGAACCAGATGTTATAATACAGCGTTGCAATCAGCATCGATTTTTCTGTCAGCTTCATGGTTTCAATCAATTCCCTCAGTTTTTCCTTTTCGAAAACAAAAGGCATGTGAACAGAGAAATCCCAGGTACCGGCGCCCATACTTTTTAATGCAGTGTAAGTGGCACGTTTGTTTTCGTGGTATAAACTTCCTCCCAGGTTCTTCTCAGTCAGTTTTCCTGTGCATTTCAAAAATTCAAGGTCGGCAAGCATCACCGGCGAAACCAGGTACTGGTCATCATTGCTCCATATAAATTTTTCGCTTACAAGGTCCGATTCAATCACCCGCAACATTTTATGAGCAATATCAATCGGCGGGTTCGAGCCAACAACTGCACATTCAATTACATTCAGCCTGTCATTCATCCATGGCTCACGGTCGCCAACAATTACCAGGTTAAATTCTTCCCTGAAATGAGTATCCCAACCTCTAACGGCCAGCTTCAGTTCGTTACCCTGTGCATACTTTTTCACGTAAGGAATTACAACGCTCACTTTCTTCATTTCCCCTTCTTCTTTTAATGAGGGGTTAGGGGTGGTTTCTGCCTCAGTTTCCAACCTCAGTATAGTTTCCTGTTGCTGCAGGCAATTTTGACGCTGTTCCTGATAGGCAGCCATTATCTCAGCCTTGGTGTTTTTTAATGAAATTTCCATGATGTTTTTTATTTTGAAAATTAAGATGTTGCAATTGCAAACAGAAGGACATAAAAAAAGCGCCTCCGTCGATCGACGAATAGCGCTTCAATTATAATCTGGTTTTGTATTAAACTCCTAATCCTCCCGAATCGGTATCGAGCGCGGGTTGTGTGCCCAGGTACAACATCGATTTTGGTCCTCTCATTACCGATTTCAGGGTAATGGTCGATTTCAAAGCCTCTTTGTCATCCTGCTCTTCCACTCCAAACTGAATCGGTTCTTCAATGGTGCCGTGTAATTTTACGTTGGTAAAACCACGTCTGAAACTCAACGCTACCAGGTTAATGTTAACATTGTTTTCCATCCATTCCTGCAAACCAACCTCGTCGCCGGGGTGTTCGAAAACAAGGTTCTGAATCCATCCTTTTCCATCAGGTTCGCCTTCAACACCATCAAAACGTTTAATGGTCGATGGTGTGGCATAAACAGCAATGGCATTGGCGCCGTTTTTAAGGGTGAGGTTCTGCCCCACAGCGCTTTGAACGCCGTTGGCATCGCGGGTCGGGAAATTCAGAATATCATCGGTTCTTACAAAAATGATATTCGGGTCTTTACCCCGGGGTCTTCCGGGATTGTTTCCCGTTTTTGGAACGCTTACTGGTGTGTACATTTTATTTAATTTTTATGGTTAATGAAATGGCCCCGGTATTATCGCCGGGGCATTATCAGTAAGTTCCTATACTCCGCCTCCCACGCTGCCAGAATCAACTGCATCGGGAATGGCATAAAATACAGCTTCAGCAATTGCGAACCCAATTCCAAACCTGAATTCACCAATACAGTGAAGGTCGTAATCGTATTTGCGAAGAGTGAGTTTGGTAGCTCCGGGCTCGTTTATATGGCGCAGGCCAATAAAGTTTTCTTTTGGAGTGGTGAACATTGCGCCCGATTCGGTCATGTTGTACATTGGTACCAAACGGTTGCGGCTGTAATCAATAACATCGCCACCGTATTTCGGGTCATCACCTTTATCAGAACCAACACCGTATTTATCCTTGTAAGCACGTTTGTACATGCGGTACAGAGTTGGGTCGATAAACACCGGCATTTCGCGGCGTTTGTATTTTTTATCGATGCTGTCAACAAACAGGTTCACCTGGTCAATTACGTTTTCGTCGGTAATTGTGGCTGCTAGTTCAATAAAATTCATTTTCCTGGCAACACCCAGCGCTTTGTCGTCTTTTAACAGGGTCATAAACCCGTCGATAGAGTTAATAGGGTCCTGTCCCTGGTCACCTTCGGTAACTGAGCTCCAGTCGAGTTCCACGAAATCTCCGTTGGCTGCAATATCGTCCAAATCTTCCATTGCTTTTGGGGCAATCAGTTGGTTGATAATATAAACAGTAACCGGATGCTGATCAAGGTCTTTATCCTCTTCGTACATGCTCAAAATCCATTTCTGAACATCGGCAGGAGTAATGGCCACGTTCAGTTTGAAGCGGCGCAGCGGGATGGTAAGCGGGGTGAAAGTAGAATCACCAAGAGGTGTCCACTTTGGAACAAACTGCTGAATTACCGAAGTAATTGCGGCTTTTGTTGCTTTCCAGCTTTCGATGCCACGTTCCCATGTTAAATACTGGGCGGTTTCAAACCCCTGGAAGATGTCTTTCAACATCGGTAACTTCACGTAGTTAACCAGGTCGCCAAATTCCGAAATCACCGAATCAACATCGATGGTTTCACCTGCGGCAAGTACGCGGTGGTCGCCGGCCAAAAACTCAGCGGCCATTTTGTTGTGTGCCAGGTTGCGGTTTACTTTCAGTTTCAACTGTCGTTTTCCGTTTTCGGTTACATACTCGGCAGCGGGCGCCGGTTCAGGAGTATCAGCAAGTTTTGCAACCTGCCCTTTAAGAGTTACATTCTCCGATGCAACAGCTTCGAGCTTTGTTTTTTGCTCGTTAACAAGTTGCTCCAGATTTGTCAGTTTCAATTCGAGGCGGGCGCGGAGAGGATCCTCACCTGTAGCTTCATACTTTGCCAGGTCAGCCTCGAACTTTGCTACAAACTGCTGGCCGTATTCAGCGGCAAGCTGTTCTTTCTGGCTTTCAGATAATACCGATTTGCCTTCTTCTTTGGCAAACGCGGTAACTCCCAAAAAGCCCAAAACCATAGAAAGTGCGTGTTTAAACATTTTTAAAAATTTAACTGTTAATATACTTGTCCACAAAGGCTGATTTGGCCAGGTCACGTACCAGTCGCACGGCTGTGTCAAAAGTACCTACCTCGTCAATCAAACCCACCTCTTTGGCGTTAAGTGAAATTTCTTTGTCGTTTTTCGCGAAAAAACAGCGTCCGTTAAGCAATCCAATAACGTCCATTTTTAATTTACCGGCCCTGTTCGCTTTCACTGCATTCTGAAACCCTATTGCCATCGGAGATAACTCTTCTTCCTTTATCAGCTCGTATTCTCCTTTCAAGGCAAGTTCAAATGGCTTATTTTTATAGTCGCTTTCCGGGGCATAAATGGTATGAAATTTAATTCCTTCCTTTTCATAATAAGGTTTCATGTCGTGAAAACTCATCATCACTCCAATACTTCCAAATTCTGCTGAAATGTCATTATTGGCAACAATCCTGGAACATGCCGAAGCTGTCCAGTATGCGGCGCTTGCTGCCAGGTCACAGCTTGCAACTACAGGTTTCCCTGCAGCTATACTTTTTTTTATGCTTTCCAGCATAGGAGCAACAGCATCAATAGATCCGCCTCCAGAGTCGATATCCAGGATAACACCTGATACGTTTTTATGAGCAGTTGCTTCATCTATCCGGGTGGCTATTTCCTCAGTGCCATAAGTACACATAGTGCCATACTTCAGCATGGTACCTTTAACCGGTATAACCGCTATTGCACCGGCAGGCGCTTTATCAAAAGCTGAAGCTGCCAACACATTCCCTCCCTGGGATATAAAAGCAACGGGGAGCTGTGCTCTGCGGCGCGGATCGTTCAAATCTTCGGTTTGGTCCCTGCCGGTCCAGTCCCTGTTGAGTATCTGCTGAACCGTAGCGCCCTGTGATAATGCAATTTCAGGTTTAACAGCCCATAATCCGCGATAAACCTGACTTAACAAAAGAAATTGCCATTGCTGACGTAATACAGTGTCGTTCATATCACAATATTACGTTATGGCCCTGCTGTATTAAAGGACTTGATAATTAAACCTGCCCGTCCGGTCGGGCGGGAATTATAAATGAAAAATTATAAATTAAACTCCAATACCACCACTATCCAAATCCAAACTGGTTACAACAAAAAGGTTTGGGCCTGTGCTGCTCCAGTTGCTTTCGATGGTAAGTTTTGTCGATGAGTTTGAATCTGAACTAATGAAAAGTTTTGGCTGGTTTACAGCATTGCCAATAATCTTTTCCCTTCCGCTGCGGTAGGTGATTTTCAATAATACCTTTCTGCCCGAAATATTGGCGATATCACCCGGGGTATTATTATCGTGGCCGGGGTGCTGAGCTGTGAGTTGTGTGCGGAAAACAGTTCCTGCCGGTGTTTCTTCTGGCTTTTCCTTTAGGTCGATACTGCCGATGGTAGTATGAATAAGTTTCCAGTTTCCGGTAACAGAAACCACACAACCCGAATCTCCGGCAGTGCCATAATATGCAATATCCGATTTATATACATAGTGAATCGAAATCGGGCGTTCTGTTCCTGGTGTTTTTTGTTCCATTTTGTTTAATTTTTTCCTATTAAAATCATGTTTTTTTGCCTATTTGTAGGATAAATTATCTAACCTGCTAATACTCTTTGTTTTAGAATGGTTTTGGCCTTTTGCCGGATTACTTTTTTTCGTGAGCGGTAGTCATATTTCTTTATATAGTCGAAATTAACCACGTTCATCCGAACGTTGAGCAAATCCAAAATCACTTCAATAATAGAAAGCTGATCCATGTTCATGGCATAGCCATCTTTAAAAATGTTTTCTATCCAGCACGAATATGACGATTCAACCCTATCGCAAAAAGCCTCGTTTTCTTCGGCATTTAAGTATATATATTTTGTTTGAATAGTATATTTATTTAGCGTTGTTGATGGAACGCTGAAAATTACAGGGTTTTCAAAATTCTGAATTCCTTTTTTACACGAAGTTTTTTCAATCAGTCCGTTAATTGCTTTACCAATAATATGTTTTCTGTCGGCAACTATAATTTCCTGTTTTGCCGGAGTTTCAAAAACATAACGGCAAAATGCCTCAAGTACTGGCGGAAGGTCGATAATAACTTTTGGTTTTGATTCGAAGTCGATTTTAGGAGATGGTTTTTTCATTGGCATATTTATGTATATCCAATGCAACGAGTACAAACTTAACAAATAAAATAAATAGAAAAATATAAAACAAAACTATTAGTTTAGCGTTTTAATAAAAAAGCCGGGCATGTTGCCCGGCTAAAACTGAAAGTAATTTTTAATATTTTCTGTGTCAATCAATCAAATTAAGTATTGAAAAATTAAAAATTATCCAAAAGTTCTTTTAGTAAAGCATATACAGCAGACCAAAAAATAGGAGATCTTGCAATCTTCCTGGTTATAGTTGCTTCTTTCTGTACTAACTTAAAAGTGTCTAAGAACTGTTTAGCTACTTCCGGTTTTAATTTGCCTTGACTTACTAATTTTAACGTCAATTTCATAAGTTCATCGGCATTCTTCGTGTCACCTCTGTTTTTTACCATAATTAATGGGTTTTTTCAGAATGATAACCAATTAACGATAGCTTATTTGAAGTATAAGCTATCTAAAATCTCAGGGGGGACCTCCTGTACCCCGCAGAAGCCTTTCGGCCTTTTTTCCTTTGCTGCTTTTTCTTTCTTCATAACTCATAGTTTTTGTTTTTAAATAATTTTAATAGAGTATTAACTCTTAAGCAAAATTAACAAAATATAACTCTTATTTATATTAAATTAGTCATAACTTTTTAACAGATTTGTAATTACCTGTTTATATGTTAATTACTATGTTAAATTAATGTTAAATTAATTGTGAGTTATAATTTTAAAAGTTTTTTTAAATTAATATATTTGTTTTTTGCAATATTTGTACTTAAATTTACAGTTATACAACAACAAATGAACTTGGCAAATAAGGGTAGAAATTTTATTGCCGAAATAAAACAAATTAAGATTCTATTACACAAACGACAAATCAATCAATGACAACAAATGAGAAAAGCAATGCTATTATTAGGAGAAACCATTAAGCGAGCCAGGATGGACAAAGGTCTAAGCCAAAAAGAACTCGCTGATTTTTTGGGTAAAACACCCACTTATATCTCTATAATTGAAAGAGGAACACAAATGCCCAGTCACGAATTATTAATTAAACTTGGTGATAAACTGGATTTACCTTATCCCTTACTTGTTTTATTAGCGACAGATATTGAAGAGGTTCCAGTGCAAAACAAAAATGTTTTTGAAACTCTTAAGAAAACTGCGGTTACAATTATGGAATCTATGTTTAAAGTTGAGCCTGCTGCTTAAATATTAAGATGTTAAAAAAACTAGTATCAAAAGATCAGCAATAAAGTTTCTACCCTATTTCCATTTCTACCCTTTTCACAGTTTTAATTCAGTTTTAATCAGCTGTGTTAATCAGACAGGTCGAATTTTTAATTGATTCTGAAACTAACACCCTCTAAAAAACCGCTTTTTTTTAGTACAGTCGTGCAAAAGTACAGCAGTATCATAAAATATTAATTATCAGTACTTTAAAAAATATCGTGCGTACTAAGTACAATTAGTACAAAATAGTGCGCAAAAAGTACGCTGTAAAATACTGATTCTCAATTATTAAAAAAAGTACGTACGAAAGCACAACTGTAATACCTATTTTATATATAGTCTCTTTTGAAAAAGTAATGTTAAAAAAAAGAAAGATTTATATATACCTTTCTCTATATCAAATTGTTACATTTATTTTCGTCTTAATTTCGGTACAAATGCACTATTGGTAACAGTAATGGAGGGGGGAAGCGCGAAAAATCAGCAATTTTTACAGATACTAATATCTTTTATTGCCGCCACAACAAAACAGGGACCGGTTGCCCGGCCCCTGTTGAAGAGTGAAGAATATATGGTGTCTCCGCTTCGCTACGACAGTTTTTTAACGGTTCTGCGAACCGATCGGTCGCTAATTGCCTACCACTTCAAAAAAGCCTTTGATTAAGTCTGGGCTTTCAATAATTCGTATGCCCTGGAACTGAAGTTTGCCAACCGGCTTCTCTCCTAAAATCAGCTTAAACGATATCATCTCCTCCATCAGGCTCCCTTTATCTTCTGAATGTATAATTATGAAGTTTGGACTGATACCCCTGTGTTTTGTATATGCCTTTATTTGCTCCGTAATATCGTGAAGCATATTCTTGTATGGGAATTGATAATCAGCCGGTATTTTACGAGTAAAGCCTGTCATTTTGCAAAGTTAATAACAATTCTGAATCAACATTTAACAGTTGCGTGAGGGATAGAAGTGGATAGCCCACAGCGCGGTACAAGCGAGGACTTGAAACGGATAGCCCGACCCGCAGGGGCACGCCCGAATCATTTCTCCGGGGTTTTATTCTGCTTCGTAACTCACAACGCACAGCAGCCGGTCTTTAACAAAGTTCAAATCAACATGCCAAACCTCAGTTGTTTCGCTGTTGGTACTAATTAGCTTGTATGCATTCACGGCGTTAAACTGGTTCAGCCTGCCAATTTCCGCTACTTTAATTTTAAACAGCCTTTCAAAATCTTCCATCCTGTCCCAAAGCCTGCAAATCTGGTGTACCATGCTCTTGACCTGGCTGTCCATTGTTCCAGCAGAGCGTTTTTTGTCGGTTACTTTCAGCATTGCTACAGTCTGTTAAACTCTGCAACAGCATCATCACGCCCTTTAATTATCTCAGCCTTTAAAAAATCTACCAGGGCATTGCTTAAATTCATTGGAATTGCAGTTTGTTCTCTCCCATCATTATCATATTCAATTATTAATCGTGGATTTAAAGATACTGGAGGTTCATCCTCAATGGGTGTCCACTCAAAACAATGAAGTGCAGCGGTAAATTCTTCGATTTTTCTGTTAAGTTCGTTAGCTTTGTTTAAAGTTGTTGTGTCCATAATTTTAATTTTAAAATGTTATTTTATTTGATTCTTAAAGTCAATAATATAAAGCAACCGGTCCTCTTTATTCAATGGTTTTTCCTTTACCGGGAATGTAAGTTTCTGAGGTTGTTTTCCTATCGATTTGAAAATTTCTGCAGCTACAATCGCGGCAGTTATTCTGGTATCTGTTTCGCCAAAAACAAGCTTATACCCTTTGCTTTCCTTCGTAAATTGGATGTACCAGTCCGACCGGTATTTCAAATCCTGGTGAAATAGTACCCGGTCACCTTCCTCTATTGAAAACAATCTTCTGGCCGCCTGGCTGAAATTGAATTTTCCGCGCTCGTTTAAAGTAACAAACGGAACCTTGCTCCTGGGGAGCTGATTTCTTTTTACTGTTTTGTCGAATGTGCGTAATTCCATTACTTAAAGGTTATCGGATGTATTTTATAAATTTTCGAATAGTCTTTATTGAACGACAACCACCCTTGCCAAGGCTTTTTATCCATATATTCTTTTACTGCAGTAATAAAATCTTCCCTGGTTTCGGGTTTTGCTTTTTGTGCAATAACAATTGCTTCGTCAGGTTTCATCGTATCGAGGAACTGCCAAACCTTTTCTTTATATTCGATTGTTACCGGGTTCATACTGTTAAATTAAAACTCCACACTATTCCAAACCGGGCTGGCAATTGTAAAATACTCCACGCCGCCGCTTTTATCGTCAATGCCATCAAACATCCGATCCGGATTATGTTTTTTCCACTCCCCGTAATCAATACCATCTTTATTGGGTTTGTTTGCGTTAAAGTGGAAACCTTTGTATTTGCAGTAATTCTTCATCCGGGTTTTAAAGTTGGTGGTGCTTACATACTTCAGCGCGTGCGATTTCTCTTTGGCAAAGTCGCTCCACAGTTCGCTGCGGGCTACCCGGTTGTTTAGCGCGCTGAATTCGTCAACAGGGGTTCCATCGGTGTTGCAGGCAAATTTAACGTCGGCCCATTGCATAAAGTCTTCACCTATTTGCTGGCGCAGGCGGCGTTTTTCAATGCCTTCCATTGGCGGCTCTACTATGCCCTTGTTTTTTCCCTGCCACTCGTCTCTCATGCTCTGGAAGTACAACTGCAGGCAGGTGGCCATGAGGTTAAAAAACAGGTTCCACTGGCTTTGTTCCCATTCGGTAAAAAAGTTAACTCCAAAATCATCGATGGGTTTGTGCTCGTCATTGTACCAGTCTGAGAAAACCATAAACGCCTGCCTGTCGCGGAAACTTGCACCATCGCCGTTAATGGCGTGGTTGGTGGTGCAGTACAGTTTCGGGGTGTCTTCCTGGTTCAGGCTGAACCGGGCGCCGCCTTTTACGTTTACCTTCAGCTTTCCGGTTATGAGTGTGAAAAAGTGTTCAAAATCGATATTGGCGCGCATGTCATCCAAAAAAATGTTCATGGTTTTTTCGGTAACATCCGAAAACAGGAACTGGTCTTCTGTTATCTTTTTGTTTTTGGCATCGATGTATTCCTGTGGAATTACCTGTTCAATGGCAGCGCCTATTATACTTTTCCCGGTGCGTCCGTTACTTGTGCCCACTTCGCTTATTCGTCCGTCCATGCCAATCACGGCTTTCATTTCGCTGGCATTTTTGTAATCGTGCAGCAGGTAGCCAATGGCCGTGAGTTTGTTTACCAGGTGACGGTTATTCATAAATTGCTCTTCAAGTAGCGGAGCATCTTCGGCTAAACCCGTTTTAGCAAATTTCCGTTCTGCTTTCCAGGTGAAATTACTTGTATTGCGAAGGAACTGCAGGAACTGGCACTTTTCGCCGTCGGGCGTTATGTCGATAAAGAACTCTCCGTTCTCGATGTGCTTGTACATGCCGCCAACTCTCTTCCGCAGCTCGTCGGTCATTTGAGTTATCTTCAGTAGCGGTTTCAGGGCGTTCACTTTTGCATCAATAATTTTATCTTCCCATATATAATTCCTGAATTCGGCATAGTTCATTTCCTTAATTCCGTCTGCAGTAATCTCCCAAAGTTTCTCTGTAAAAAACAGGCACTGACTATCTTTACCTGCTTTCTCGATGTTTGGTTGAAAGAATTTAAGGTTGCTCAGTTTTTCGTGCCCGAGGTATTGCGGACCGCCACGGTAAAGCATTTCCAAAACATCGTATTCCTTTATTTCTTCGGTAAACTCGGTTACAAAATCTTTCATTGCGTAGTTGTCAACCTTATGTACCACGCGGTTTTTTACATGAATAAAATCCCAGGCGCCCGACTTCATTTGTGTTCGATGAAAACCACGGT